TAGAAACTATACTGAAGTAGACAGCACTGTTTTTAGTGCTGCTGTGTTAAATAGATTTATAGAAAATGCAGAATATAGAATTTTTTATGATATTCCTATGGATTCAGATAGAGTTGAGTATCAAGGAACTTTAGCCGCTGACACTAATACAGTAAGAGTACCAGCTGGTATGGTTTTTGTTAGAGGTGTTGAACTTTTTAATTCTACGTCTTCTAGAACAGGACCAGCTACTTGGTTACAAAAAAGAGATAGAACTTTTATAAATGAATATGTGGGACAATTAACAGGGCCAGAAGGTGGCTCTACGGGTCAAGATACTACAGGATTACCTAAATATTATGCTATGTTTGGAGGAGCGACTGGAACTAGCTCAACTACATCAGGAAATATTATAATGGCTCCTACACCTGATGCTAATTATTTAATAAATATTCATGGAAATGTAGTGCCAACAGGATTAGAAACAGAGACTTCTGGGACTTATATAAGTAAATATTTTCCTCAAGGTCTACTATATGCCACCCTGGTGGAAGCGTATAGTTATTTAAAAGGTCCAATGGATATGTTGACATTATATGAACAAAAGTATAAAACTGAACTACAAAAATTTGCAAGTGTGCAAATTGGGAGACGGAGAAGAGACGATTATACAGATGGTACTGTTCGTATACCGATCGAATCACCGCCTCAATAATTAGGAGATAACTATGGCAATAACATCGGCAATTTGTAATAGCTTTAAACAAGAAATTCTAGAAGCAGAACATAATTTTACGGCTTCTACTGGAAATACTTTTAATTTAGCACTATACACTAGCTCAGCAACTTTAGGGGCATCAACAACTGCTTACTCAAGTTCTAATGAAATAACAAATACTTCAGGAACTGCTTATTCAGCTAAAGGAAAAGCTTTAACAAGTGTTACACCCACTTTAGATTCATCAACTGCAGTTTGTGATTTTGCAGATGTTTCTTGGACATCAGCTTCTTTCACAGCTAACGGATGTTTAATTTTTAATGATTCACATTCAACAGACGCAGCAGTTTGTGCAATAGCTTTTGGCGGAGACAAAACAGTTTCTAGTGGAACTTTTACAATTCAATTTCCAGCAGCAGCAGCAACTACAGCGATAATTCGTATAGCATAGGGAGGCACTCCTTATGGCTAATACTTGGGGACGATCCGGAACAACCTGGGGACAAGGTCTTTGGGGTGAACAAGATAACAACGCAGTAACACTTACTGGCGTATCAACAACAATATCTTTAGGAAGTTTAACAGCTTATCCTGAACAAGGATGGGGTCGTGATGCCTATGGTGAAGAACCATATGGAGATAGTTATGATCCTAATGTTATTATTAGCACTGGTTTTGGATTAACATCTTCTCTTGGATCTACAACAGTCTCAACCGAAATAAATGCTGGTTGGGGTCAAGATGCATGGGGAGTTGAAAACTGGGGTCAATCAGGATTAACTATAGAAATAACTGCTCCCGATGGTCTTACTGTAAGTCTTCCAGCTGTAGGTTGGGGAGATCAAACTTGGGGCGCAGATAAATGGGGCGGAGAATATTGTTTAGATCCTGCAGATGTAATGGGTCTTACAGGAGTCGGTGCTACTGCAAGTGTTGGTTCACCAACAGCTATTTCTGATTTTACTGGAACTCTTTCAGGACAATCTGCTACTTCATCAGTTGGAGCTATTGCGCCAACTGAAATGACCATTGGTTTATCAACGGCTGGAGTGGGAACTACAGGAGTTGGAGCTATTGCGCCAGCTGATGTAATGGGATTAACGGGAGTAAGTGTCACTGCTTCGCCAGGAGAAATAACAACAGCAAGTGTAGAATTAATAGACATAACTGGAGTAGGTGCTACAGCATCTGTAGGAGCTATTACTCCAGCAGCAATGGCTGTAGGATTATCTGGTGTTTCAGCAACTGCAAGCACAGGAACAATTTCTCCTACAGAAATGACAATAGGATTGACAGGTTTATCTGCAACTGTTACTTTAGGTCAAATTGGTGGTCCAATAGCATGGGAAAAAGTAGAACCTTCACAAGGTGGTAGTTGGAGTAAAAAAACAGCTACTCAGGGCGGTAGTTGGAGTAAACTAACACCACCATAATTATAATATATGATGTTGACATTATGTATAAAACAAATTAAAAATAACAAATTAAGCAGGAGATAAATTATGGCTTCAACATATACACCTTTAGGTGTTGAAAAAATGGCAACTGGTGAAAACGCCGGTACATGGGGAACAAAAACTAATACAAACTTAGAAATTATAGAGCAGTTCGCTGGTGGTTATACTACACAAGCAGTAACAGATGGTGCAGATACAGACCTTTCAGTTACTGACGGTGGAACTGGAGCAACTCTTGCTCACAGAATAATTGAATTAACAGGTGCACTTACAGGTGCAAGAAACGTAACTATTCCTATTGACGTACAACAAATGTACGCAATTAAAAATTCTACAACAGGTTCACAAGCTGTAACATTTAAATATGTAAGTGGTACTGGAAGTAGTGTTACATTTGCGGGTGGAGATACTTCTACAAAATTTGTTTATGGAACTGGATCAGGAACTAATCCAAATATTGTTGACGTTGGATTTGTTACAACGACTGGAACTCAAACTTTAACAAATAAAACACTAACTAGCCCTAAAATTGGAACTTCTATTTTAGATACTAATGGAGCTGAATTATTTAAATTAACAGCTACAAGTTCAGCAGTTAATGAACTTACTTACGCTAATGCAGCTACTGGTAATAATCCTAGCTTTACGGCGTCTGGAGATGATAGTAATATAAGCATTAATTTAGTGCCTAAAGGAACGGGTTCTGTTCAACAAAACGGAACTTCTTTAGCAACAACAGGAAAAGCTATTGCAATGGCAATGATTTTCGGGTAAAAGAAAAAAATAAGGAGTAAAATATGGCAGCACCAAATCTAGTAAACGTATCAACGATAACAGCTAAGTCTGTTCAAGCGGCGTTAAGTACTACTTTAACAACTGAAATTCTTGCAAACGCAGGTTCTTCAGGAAAAGTTTTTAAAATTAACAACATTATCGTCGCTAATATTGATGGCTCAAGCTCAGTCGACATCTCAGTTGCAATTACCAAGTCAGGTGGATCACCAATTATGATCGCATCTACTGTTGGAGTGCCTGCAGATGCAACATTAGTTGTCAGCAATTCGGATACAACAATCTATTTAGAAGAAGGTGATAACATCGAAGCAGGAGCAAGTGCGGCAAGTGACGCTGTTATAACTATCAATTACGAAGAATTAAGTTAAGGAGAGTTCTAAATGAGCAACGGTGGTATTATCGGACCAGTTCAAGATCCAAGTTTTGGATCATCAACAATAACTACTTTTACATCACCAGGAACTTATCCTAACCCCTCTTCATTTACATCAGCTGATATACTTGTAGTTGCTGGTGGTGGAACGGGGCGAAGAAGTCCTGGATCAGAAGGCGGCGGCGGTGCAGGTGGTTATAGATATATGCCAGCACACCCTATTACTGCGAGCACCTCTTATCCAATTACTGTTGGTTCAGGAGGAGGACAAGATTCTGGCGGCGGCGCTTCACAATTTGGAGCACCAGGTGGACCACAAACTATTGCATCAAGCGGTGGTGGTGCGACTGGAGGAAGACACCAAAACGGATCACCAGGTGGATCGGGCGGAGGAGCTGGAGACGGCGCAACTCCCGGACCAGTAAGAAGTGGTGGTTCTGGAAACGCAGGAGGTTATTCTCCACCAGAAGGAAACGATGGTGGTAACGGAACACCTTCACCTAATTATGAACCGGCTGGAGGCGGCGGCGGCGCGGGCGGCGCGGGCGGTCACGGAGGACCCCCAGGTTCAGGAACTCCAAACACTATTACAGGAACAGATATAACTTATGCAAAAGGCGGAGTAGGTCAAGGCGGATCATATCCTTATGCACCTAATGTTATGCCAGATGGTAGTACTCCTATGTATGGATCAGGAGGAAATACTAGTTATCCAAATCCCCCTAGTCCTTCTGTCCCACAAGAATCTAAAGATGGTATTGTAGTTGTAAAAACTGGAGCATTTTCTAATGCGTCAGGAGTATGGACTATGGAAGATGTTTATGAAGGTAGACTAGCAGGAACATGGGGAGGTTAATATGAAATATTTTGCTGATGTAGATAATAATGGAAATGTAGTAAATACCATAACTGCTAAAGATACAGATACTCCTGATTCTATAGCGGCATCACATGTGGGTAATGGTACTCAGTGGGTTGAATATAAAGACGATGGTTCAATAAGACAAAGAAATGCAGTTATAGGTGGAATATATAATTCAAGCGAGGATAGATTTGAATCTCCTCAACCATCTCCTTCTTGGACACAAGACTCTACAGGAGGATGGCAACCACCTGTTGCAAAACCTACAGAAGAACAGTCTACAGAAATGTGGGGTGTTCAGTGGAGTGAAGATTTATTAAAATGGGTTTCTCCAAAAAAATCTGAAGTAGCTGCTTTGGCTGAAGGTGAAGTTGCTCCTAACTATTATTTTGATAACGCTACAAATACTTGGGTTGAAATTACAGAATAATTAGTATAATAACTACGTATAAAGAATACAGTTATTATATATGAATTTAGATTATCATTATTGGTTGTTCAAAAACATAGTACCTCATAGGTATTGTGATAATATTATCAGATACGCTTATGAAAGAAATAAAATACAAAAAGGATTGACTGCTTGGGGTGACCCAAACTTTAAACAAAAAATTTTAAATAATGATCCAGAAGCATTAAAAGTCCAACATAAAATTAGGAGATCTGAAGTAGTTTGGTTAGATAAAACTTGGATTTATAAGTTAATAAAACCTGCTTTTCTTTTAGCAAATAAAAATGCAGGATGGAATTTTAAAATAGATGATTTTGAATCTTGTCAATTTACAATTTACAAGGAAGATAATTATTATGAATGGCATAAAGATTCTTATGATAAACATGCACAAAAAGATAGGAAACTGTCTGCCTCACTTCTTTTAAATAATCCAGATGAATATGAAGGAGGAGATTTTGAATTTAAATATCAAACAAACCCGAATGCAGATACTAGAACAGAAAGTGTTAAAAATGATTTGTTAAAAGGTAGCTTAATAGTTTTTCCTTCTTTTGTGTTTCATAGAGTGAAACCAGTAATTAAAGGGACTAGACATTCCCTTGTAATATGGTCTCGAGGACCTAGGTTTTCATGATTAAAAAAATTGAAAATGTTTTAAAAAAAGAAGAGTACGAAAAAATACTTTATATAGTTACTGAGGATCCTGATTTTTCACTATACTATAGAAAAGGAGTTGCTGATCCAAAAGATAATGACTTCTTTTTTTTCCATGTTTTATATATTGGAAACAAAATAAATAGTCATTTTTTTGAACCTTTAATGTTTCCTTTAATGGGTGTTTTAAATTTTTCTAAAATAGTTAGAGCTAAAGTTAATTGTTATACAAACCAAGGTAGACAAGTAGAAAATAAATTTCATACTGATAATAATGATCCTCATATGGTTGCAATATATAATATAAATGATAATAATGGTTACACAGAATTTGAAACAGGTGAAAGAATAGTGTCAAAAGCAAATGAACTTATTATGTTTGACGGATCTATTAAACATAGAAGTGTTACACAAACAGATGCAAACCTTAGACTTAATATAAATATAAACTATGTTTAAAGATAAAAAATATTCAGTTATTAAAAACGCTATTTCAAAAGAGTTAGCAGATTTTATTTACAATTACTTTTTATTAAAAAGAAGAGTTGCTTCAACTTTTTTTCAAAAAAATTATATATCTCCTTATTGTGAAGAATGGGGACATTGGACTGATAAACAAGTTCCAAACACTTATTCAAATTATGCGGACATAGCGATGGAAACATTGCTTCAACAACTAAAACCAAAAATGGAAAAAGAAACAGGTTTACATTTAATAGAAACTTATTCTTATGCTAGAATTTATAAACACGGAGATGTTTTAAAAAGACACAAAGATAGACCAAGCTGTGAGATATCTACAACATTAAACCTAGGTGGTGATCCTTGGCCAATATATTTAGAACCAGAAAAAAATGTTGGACTTCCAGATAAGTCTAAAGGAATAACCAATGAAAGTAATAATCCTGGAATAAAAATAGATTTAAAACCTGGAGATATGTTAATTTATTCAGGTTGTATATTTGAACATTGGCGAGAAACTTTTGAAGGGGAAGACTGTGCCCAAGTTTTTTTGCATTATAATAATGTAGATACTCAAGGTCATGATAATATTTATGATAATAGAATACATTTAGGATTAACGAAAGAATCAATGTTTATGAGAAATGATAAAAACAGATAATCAAATAACAAGAATAAATTCAGGGGTTTTACAACCTGAAAATACTGGTCTAATAAATCAACTTGTGGATCTAAGCTTTTGGAAAAAAGCCATTGATGAAAAATACTTAGACCCCATTAATCAAATTGATAGTGGGTTTTTTTTAAATTCTATGAATTTAGATAAAGGATTAGAAATTAATAAATTTGTACCTAAAATTATTAAGTTAGTTAACATGACTGTTAAAGGACGTATTAATAAAGTAGAAAGAATTTATTGGAATTGGTATCATAATAATAGTAAAACTATGTTTCATCAGGACTCTTATTTAGAAAATAAATATTCAGTAATATATAATCTTCATTCAAATGACGGAGGCACTGAATTTAAAATAAATGATAAAATTTATTTTGTAAAAGCTGTTGAAAGTCAAATTTTATTTTTTAAAAGTAATATTTGGCATAGAGGAGTAGCACCTACAAAACAAAAAAATAGATATTGTTTAAATATTTTATGTTACGAGGGAGAAGATGTCAGAAATTAAAGTAAATCACGGTGAGGTTTGTACTCTATTTTCAGATCCTTTATATCTAAGTAGTAAACCCCATAAGTTAGATCAAAAAGAATATATGATAATAAGAAAAGAACAGGACAATACTGAATTTAATACAGATGGTAATTTATTAGGAAAAGATAAATATTTGTTAGATAAACTTCCATTATTAAAAAAATATATTCAAGAACAAATAGAAAATTATTTTTATGAAATTTTAAAATATGGGAAGACTCAACACATATATATTACTAATTCTTGGAGTAATTATAATAAACCAAAAACCAAAAATCATGTTCATACTCATCCCAATAGTGTAGTGAGTGGTGTGTTTTATGTTGAAGGAGAGGAAGCCCCTATAGAATTCTATAGTGACAAACAAAGATATTTAATGTCTTTGAATGTAACAGAAGCAAATTTATATAACTCTAATAGAGTATGGTTTAACATAATTAAAAATCATTTATACTTATTTCCATCTACATTAGTTCACGGAGTTGCTCCCAATAACTCTAACACTACAAGAATAAGTATTGCTTTTAATACATTTATTAAAGGTCCTACAGGATCAGATGGTGCGCACACTAGACTTGAAATAAAGTGAAAATTTTATCTTATCATTTTGGTCATGATGGATCTATTTCTTATATAGAAAAAAGAAGAATAAAATTTCATTCTCAATTAGAAAGAATAAATAAATTTAAATCAAGTGCCGTTCCATCAAGAGAATTAGTAGATACTTTAAAAAGAAATAATGTTCAAGCTGATATATTTATTATGACTTGGATTGAACATAATAATTGGGTTGATAAAACTATAACTTTATTAAAAAGAAATAATATTATTACAGATAAAACCAATGTTGTTTTTATTGGTAGAAAGAAGCACCATATTTTTCATGCTCTTTGTGCTTTTCATACAAGCAAATTAAGGAAAGCAAATATATATGTGTTTGATGGACATGGGGCTGCTTTTTATAATAATGATAATGTTTTATTAGAAGAAAGTATTAGTGGATATAAAATAGAAGATCAAGTTTATGAACTGTTTAAAAAATTTTATGGATCAAAAGATAATGATACTTATGATGCCAACATACCTGAATGTGGTGTTGCTTATGCTAAATTAAATTCAAGTTTAAAATTAGGTTATAGTGAATGTGGTAAAACTATGGCTTTTTCTACCTATGGAAAAGAAAACTCAGACATCAAAAGTTTTTTAAATGAAAAATATATTTTTAATACTAAATATTTTCATGGTCAGGATGGTTTTGTACCTATACAAAATTTAAAAAAAGAATTAACTTTAAATAAAGATGACCACTATTCTAGGAATATAGCTTGGAGAATACAAAAAGACTTTGAAGAAAAAGCTATATTTGATATGAAAGAATTTATTAAAAGCCATCCTTGTGATGATTTAATTGTTACGGGTGGTTGTGCACAAAACATCTTTACTAATACACGGCTAGCTAATGAGCTTGGTGTTAATGTACATATAGATCCTATGTGCAATGACCAAGGTATATCTTTAGGTGCAGCTATTATGTGTTGGTTAGAAGTTACTAATTCAAAATTTGATAGAGCAGAACATGTGTTTTTAGGTTTTCCACCAGAGTATAATTTAGAAATATTTAAAGACTATAAAATTGAAGATACTAACGAAGATAAAATAGTTGAATTATTGACTAATAAAGAAGTAGTAGCTATTTATTCAGGAAGATCGGAACAAGGACAAAGAGGACTGGGTAATAGGTCGTTGTTAGCTGATGCTACTTTGGAAGGGGCTAGAGACAGAGTGAGTGCTATAAAAAAAAGAGCTTGGTATAGACCTTTTGCTTGTTCTATTTTAAAAGAAAATTTTGAAGAGTGGTTTGAAACAGATAAAATAAAAGACTCACCCTATATGTTGTATGCATTTAAAATGAAAAAACCTATTGAAAGTGTGGTTGGGCCTAATAATATGTCTAGGCCACATACTGTAGATTCTGAAGTAAGCCCACATTATTACAAATTAATAAATGCTTTTAAGCAAAAAACTGATATTCCTTTACTATTAAATACTAGCCTAAACCTACCTGGTGAAGCTTTGGTGGAAACTATGGAAGATCTTAAGATGACCATGGATAATAGCCAATTGAAATACGCATATTTACCTGATATAAAGAAATTGATAACAAAACAATTTTAATTATAATGGACTGTTATGCTACAAAAAATAGGTTTTTTACCAGGATTTAATAAACAGATTACTCCAACAGGAGCAGAAGCTCAATGGACTGGTGGTGAAAATGTACGTTTTAGATATGGTACTCCTGAAAAAATAGGAGGATGGTCTTCATTAGGGGATAAGAAGTTGACGGGTGCAACTCGGGCTCTTCATCATATGGTTAATAAGAATGGTATTAAATATGCTATCTTAGGAACCAATAGAATTTTATATGCATATTCTGGAGGTGTTTTTTATGACATCCACCCTTTAGTTAATCCATCAGGAACAGCTATTACTAATGCATTTACTACTACTAATAATGATACAACTGTTACAATAACTTTTTCTTCTGCTCATGGATTTGTAGCAGGTGACATAATTTTCTTTGGAGATTCTTCTACATTTAGTTCTATTACCGACTCTGTTTTTGATGCTACTACTTTCTGTGACAAAAAATTTATGGTGCTATCAGTGCCCACTCCTACCACTCTTACTATTAATGCGGGAGCTACTGAAACTGATTCAGGAGCCACTACTTCTGGAGGCATCACTTATTATAGATATTACCACGTAGGTCCAGCTGACCAGGTGGGAGTATTTGGGTGGGGTATATCTCAATTTGGTGGTACAGTAACTAATCCTCAAACCAATACTTTAGATGGAGCTTTAGGAGACAATGTGTATGGAACCGGTGGATCAGGAACCAGTATTGTTTTAGATTCAATTACCGGCTTTCCAACTACAGGAACCAATTACATTTTAGTAGGCACTGAAGAAATTTCTTATACCGGAGTTTCAGGAACTACAACTTTAACAGGAATTACAAGAGCGGTTAGAGGAACAACTCGGGCTGCTCACTCAGATGGAGCAACAGTTACCAATACCAGTGACTATGCTGCTTGGGGTCAAGCGGCAGCCACAACCGATAAAGTAGCTGAACCTGGATTATGGTCGTTAGATAATTTGGGATCTACTTTAGTAGCTTTAATTTTTAATGGAGCTGTGTTTGAATGGGATGCAGATGCTACTAATGCAACAGCAGTAAGAGCAACTATTATTTCTGGAGCGCCAACAGCTTCACGGGATATGATTGTATCAACACCCGATCGTCACTTAGTTTTATTTGGAACTGAAACAACCATTGGAGATACTGACACACAAGATGATATGTTTATAAGATTCTCCTCTCAGGAGGATATCAACACTTGGACACCTACTGCACTCAATACAGCTGGTACACAAAGACTGGCTGCTGGATCACGGATCATGGGAGCAAAACTAGGTAGAAATACTATTTACGTATGGACTGATACCTCATTATTTACCATGCGTTTTGTAGGTCAACCATTTACTTTTGCTTATGAGCAAGTAGGTACCAACTGTGGTTTGATTGGAAAAAATGCAGCAGTAGAAGTGGATGGTGCAGCATATTGGATGTCTGAAAATGGTTTCTTTAGGTTTACTGGTAAACTAGAATCATTAGATTGTTTGGTTGAAGATTATGTTTATGATGATCTTAATAAAACTTCTAATCAAATGATTTACTGTGGATTAAATAACTTGTTTGGGGAAGTAATGTGGTTTTATCCAACCTCTGATTCTAATGTTAATAATAGATGTGTAATATACAGCTATTTAGATTCTACAGTTAATCGACCTATATGGTATACTAATGCCAATTCTTTATTTCCACGTACGACTTGGATAGACTCAGCAATATTTGGTTTGCCTCATGCAACTAATTATGATGCAGATACTGATACATCTTTTGATGTAACTGGAAATTATGATGGAGTAACTTATTACTATGAACATGAAACTGGAGTTAATCAAGTTAAGATTGGAACAACCAGTGCAATACCTGCTAATATATTATCTGGAGATTTTGACATTACTCAAGATCAAAGACAAGGAATTACATTTAGAGGAGATGGGGAATTTATAATGAGAGTTAGTAGATTTTTACCAGACTTTATAACCCAAGCAGGGGATACAATTGTTACATTAAATCTTAGAGATTTTCCAAATGACACAGCAGCTAGTTCAACATTAGGACCTTTTACTATTACCTCTTCTACTCAATATAAATCTTGTAGAGCGAGGGGTAGAGCTGTTGCCGTTAAGATAGCAAATACCGCAGTAGATTCTAATTGGAAATTAGGAACTTTTAGATTAGATGTACACTCAGGAGGAAGAAGATAATGGCAAAAATAGTACAAACATTAACCAGAGCAAGTCCAGACTATAGACAAGATGTAGCACAATCACTTGTGCGAGACTTAGACGCCGTGTTAGAGAAATTAAATACAACTTTTCAAGAAGAATTAAAACAGGAGATAGAAGCTAGAAGTTTCTTTTTAGAATAATGGCTGTAATAAATCAGTATAAATTTGTAGGAATAGATGATGATACTACTAATGGAGAATTAAATCCTTTTGGATCGGGTAATCCTTTAGTAAGTGAAACATATGTTATTAAATCTATTTTAGTAACCTCGGCTGGAACTCCTAGTCCTATTGTTACAAACAATTCTATTACAACTATTAAATCAGCGGCTTTAACCGCTAATGTAACTAAAGAATTATTAACACAACCGTTAATATTAGAGGGTGGAAATACCCTTACAATTAAAGCCGGCAGCACAGACTCATTTGATATAGCTGTTAGCTATTTAAACATTAAAAAAGAGGTAACAACATAATGAAAGTTATAGAACCAGAAGAAATAATAACTACTATTTCTAACCTTAAAACAGGGGAAATATACAAAACAGAGGAAGAATGGAAAGCCAAAGGAGTCGAGGAAAAGGATATTAGAAGAGACGTAAAAGTAATTATGCCAAGCCTTGATTTGTTTGGGAAAACACAGTAATATAATAAACCCAATTAAAAGAGGCAAAATTATGGCAATAACAGATATACAAATTTCAGAAGAATTAGAAACAGGAGCCCCTTCAATTAGATATAGAGGAAAAGAAGGACCAAGACCCCCAATGCAATCACAGGAAGAAATGATAATAGCTAAACAAATATGGGATGCTATGGGTCCAGAAGAACAAGGTCAATTTTCTAACTTCGATGAGTTCTTTAGAAGTGGTGTTTGGAAACAAATACTACAACAAGCTCAACAAGATGAGATGCAAGAACAACAAGGCATCGGGAGTCTTAGACCAGGGGACATGAATGAGGAAGTAGTAGGGATTGAAAGTTTAAGGGAGACTATTTAATGCCTTTTAAATCAGAAAAACAAAGAAGATATTTATGGGCTAACGAGCCAGAGATCGCAAGAGACTGGACCGATACCTATGGAAGTAAAATTAAAAAAGCTGAAGGTGGAATAACTAGAGTTGGATTATGGAATGGTGGTAATCCGAATGAAGATAGAGCTAGAGAAGAAGCTGCTAACCAACAAAGATCACAAACGTTTGATGCAAAATCAAATAAAGGAACAACTTATACAGGAGCTAGTCATCATCATTCAGTAGATACTCCTGCACAGAAAAAAGCTCAAATAGAAGCTGACAAGATAAATGTCAGAAATAGAATAAGAGATGAAGTTAGAAAACAAGAAAAAGAAAAAAGAGAAGAAAGAGTAGAAGTCTTTAGAGCTAAGAATTACAATTCTCCTATGAATAAATTCTCAAGGCTGTCTCTTGTTAATCAAATATTGGGACCATTAAACCACAGAGATTTCTTTTTAGATAAAGTTTTAACAGCCGGGCATTATGGTGACACAATTACTGAAGAAGATTTTTATAACATGTCCCCTACAGAACAAGAAAAAGTATTAAAAGAATATAATAGAGCTAGAGGTATGGGTGAAATAGATGCTTATGGAAGAACAGTTGTAAAAGAGGGCGATGGACCAAGACCTTTATGGATGCAACAAGGTTATCCTAGTTACGAAGCATGGTTAGCCGCTCAAAATCAAGGTGGTGGCGGAGTAACAGCTACACCAGCTACAACTCAAACTACATCACCATTTCAACAGTCATTAAATACTGGAATAGCACAAGGAATTTCTCCTTATTATGTGGGAGCTGATCCAACAGCTGCTAACTTAGCATGGGGAAAACAGTTTAATGTGGACCCAAGAACTATGTACAGAACTACATGGGCTGATGGTGGACCAATCAGACAAAGATATTTCTTAGGTAAGATAGTTAAGAAGATAGG